CGGGCAGCGAGCGGTGGGCGCTCGACGCCGCTGCCGCCACCCTCCGCAACGTGCGTGACCACGGGCAGGTGGCCTCGCTGTTCCTCCACACCGGCTCGCCGGCCTACCGCTCAGCGTTCCTCAAGTCGCTGGCCGGCCAGACCTGGGCGCTCGACGACTCGGAGCGGCAGGCCCTGTCGGCTGCGATGCGTGCCCAGTCGCTGACGACCACGGCCGGCGGTTTCGCTGTGCCGTTCACGTTGGATCCGACGGTGGTGTTGACCAACAACTCGGCCACCAACCCGATCAGGAACATCGCCCGCAAGGTGCAGATCACCACGAACACCTGGAACGGCGTCACGTCCGCCGGTGCCACCGCCTCGTGGGACGCCGAAGCGGCCGAGGTGTCCGACGACGCGGTCACTTTGGCTCAGCCGAGCATTCCTGTTTTCAAGATGCAAATCTTCATTCCGTTCAGCGTGGAGATCGAGGGCGACTGGGCCGGCATCGAGTCGGACCTGCGTATGGCCATGGTCGACGCCCGTGACCGCCTCGAGGCGACCGCCCACATCACAGGCAACGGCACGTCCGCCCCGACCGGTATCCAGACCGAGCTCGACGGTGGGTCGAGCGAGATCGCCCCGGCCACGGCCGAGACGTTCGCCCTGGCCGACGTCTACAACCTGCAGCGCCAGCTGCCGCCCCGGTATCGGATGTCGGCCGACATGCCGACCTGGGTCGGTTCGCTCGGCACCGCCAACAAGATCCGCCAGTTCGACACCGGCGGCGGTGGCGGTCTGTGGACCCAGCTGGGCAACGGCACCCCCGAGCGGCTGCTCGGCTGGCGGTGGGCTGAGCATTCCGAGGTCGATGACGCCCTCGACATCAACGCCGCCGCCACGGCCGACAACTTCATCATGTTCGTCGGCGACTGGAGCCGCTACGTCATCGTCGACCGGGTCGGCATGCAGGTGGAGCTCGTGCCCCATCTGCTGCACACCAGCAACAACCTCCCGAAGGGCCAACGGGGCCTGCTCGGGTGGCTGCGGACCGGTGCCGAGTCGATCGACGACAACGCCTTCCGCACGCTGTCGATCCCGACCACGGCCTAGCCCTGTTCGCCTGCTGGCCCGGGGGTCGGTCTTCCCGGGCCAGCAGGCATCCCCCTACGAAAGCGAGCACCGATGCCAGAGATCTTGCGGGCCAAGGAAGCGTTCATGGCGCCCGGCCCGACCCATGTGGCCAAGGGCGACCTGTTCAACTCCGACGACCCGATCGTGCAGGGCCGCGAGCATCTCTTCGCCCCGGTCTCGGCCGAGGTGCGTGCGTCGGTGCCGGGCACGCCGGTGTCGCCGGCCCCGACTGTGGCGTCCAGTGATGGGCCGAAGGTGAAGCGCTCGGCGAAGGCTGAGGAGTCGGCGGCCGAGTGACCTGGGCGCCCCCCTACTGCACGGTCGCTGATCTCCGGGCCTACCGGCGGATCAGTGATGACGTGGACGACGTCGAGCTGGACCTGGCCGTAGAGGCCGCCAGCCGGGCGATCGACCGCGCCACCGACCGACAGTTCGGGGTCACCGCCACCACCGAGGCCCGCACCTTCGAGTGCAGCTACTCGCAGCGCCTCGGGCTGTGGGTGGCCGACATCGACGACGTGATGACCACCACCGACCTCGTGGTCACCGTGGCCGGCTCGGCCGTGGCGTCCACCGCCTACCGGCTGTACGACCGGGACGCCGACAAGCGTGGCCGGCCGTGGGAGCGGGTGGCGCTGGCGTCCGCGACCCCGGACCCGCTCGGCTCCGGACCCCCGACGGTCGCGGTGACGGCCACGTGGGGCTGGACGGCGGTGCCCGACACGATCAAGAACGCCTGCCTGCTCCAGGCCTCCCGCCTGTTCGCCGACCGCAATGCCCCGTTCGGGGTGGCCGGCTCCCCCGATCAGGGCAACGAGATGCGCCTGCTGGCCAAGGTCCATCCCGATGTCGAGGTGATGCTGGCCAGCTACCGGCGCCGTGGGAGCTACGTCGGATGAGACTGGCCGACGTCATGGATGAGGTGGCCGCCGTGGCTGCCACCGTCCCCAGCCTCGCCGGCCGGACGTACGCCTGGCCGGCCGAGGAAGTGTCGCCCCCGGCGGCCATGGTCACCTACCCGGCCGAGCTCGACCCGTTGGTGGCGTTCCAGCGTGGCACCGACCGCTGGACGGCGGGGCTGGTGGTGGTGGTGGGCCGGGTGTGGGATCGGTCGACCCGGGACCAGATGGCCGGCTACGTGTCCGGCGACGGGGCCGAGTCGGTCATCGCTGCGCTGTTCGCCCACGACTGGCAGGAGTGCGCCTACTGCGTGCCGGTGCGGGTGACGTTCGACGCCATCCAGGTCGCTGGCGTCGAGTTCATGGCCGCCCTGTTCGAGCTCGATATCGCCGGCAACGGCACGGAGGACTGACCGATGGCAGTGTTCGCGTTCACCGACGCCGAGATCCTGGCCGGCCCGCTGCGGCTCACCGGCCGATCGAACGAGGTCGACCTGACCATCGAGTCGAACGCGCTCGACATCACCACGTTCGACGACGACGGGTGGACCACACTGCTCGGCGGTATCCGGTCGGCGTCGGCCTCGTCGGCTGGGTTCATCGACTTCGACGTCATCGAGTCCGGTGCCCTTACGTTCGACTCCGAGCTGTTCACCGAGCTCGGCTCGACGCAGTACCCGCTCACCATCTGCCCCACCAAGACGGACGGGTCCACGGCCTACGTCATGGGCTACAAGCGGGCGTCGCTGTCGATGCTCGGCACCGTCGGCGACGCCGGCCCCTACAACTCGGCCATGTGGGGTGACGGGGTGGTGGGCCGGGGCGCCTTGATCCACCCGGCCAACGTGCTCCGCACCTCGACCGGGACCGGCACGGCGGTGGTGCTCGGCACCGTCGCCACGGGCCGGTCGGTGGTGGCCGCCATCCACATCCTGGCCGTGACCGGCACCTCCCCGGAGATCACCGTCGTGATCCAGCGGGACGACGGGGCCGGGTTCGCCTCACCCACCACGGTCGCCAGCCTCGGCCCGGTGTCGGCGCCCGACAGCTCGCTGACCGTGGTGGCTGGGCCCATCACCCCAGACGACCGCTACCGGGTCAGCTACACGATCTCCGGCACCAACCCGTCGGTGCGGTTCGCTGCCGCCGTCGGCATCACCCCCGCTTAGAAAGGGACCCCCAACCATGGCAGTGTTCGCTCTCACCAGCTGCTTTGTCTCCATCAACTCGGTCGACATGTCGCAGTACGTGGCTGGCGTCGAGGTGTCGATCGAGTCGAACGAGCTGGACACCACCGACTTCGCCTCCAGCGGGTGGAAGGAAGTCATCGGCGGGCTCAAGTCCGGCAACGTGATGGTGAAGTTCAACCAGGACTTCGCCTCGACCACGGTCGACGACCGGCTGTTCGCCCTGTTCGGCACCGTCACCGCGTTCCTGGTGCGGCCCACCTCGGCGTCGGTCGGGGCCACCAACCCCAACTACACGTTCAGCGCGCTGATCGACAACTACACGCCGCTCGCCGGCTCGGTTGGCGACCTGGCCACCATGGACCTGACGTGGCCGATCTCCGGGGCTGTGACCCGGGCCACGAGCTGAGGGGCCGGTGCCGGCCAAGCTGACCGGGGCCGCCGCGCTCGACGCTGCCCTGGCTGGGGTGGAGGCCGACGCCACCGACAAGACGGTGGCCCTGGCCGCCGCCACGCTGGTACTGGAGACCGCCCGCCCGGCTGCGCACTCCACCCGGGTGCGGGCCACCGGCCGTGCCACAGCGTCGGGCCGGCGGGGTGTGGTCCGGTTCGGCTCCGCTGCCACCCCGTGGACGGCCCCGTCGCATTTCGGGCACGGCACGGCGGGCCGGCCCCGGGCTCAGGGCGGCTGGATCACCGGGAACATGTTCCTGTTCGCCGCCTCCGACCGCCGCCGGGAAGAGGTCTACGACCTGTACGTGCGCCGCACCACCGAAGCAATCCGAGCCCATGGGCTGAGCTGAGAAAGGGAAACCGTGACGGACACACCAGCGGCCGACGAGGCCACGACCGAGCTGGTACTAGATCTGATGTCGTTCACCGGGCCGGAACGGCGGGAGGTGCAGCAGCGGTTCGACCAGCCGTTCGCCGACCTCATCGAGTACACGTTCCAGTCGATCCGGGCCGGCCGTGCCACCCCGCAGGCCCCGCTCGTCGATGGGCGCGACGAGGCCCGCTACTTCCCCGACGAGGTGCTGCAATTCGCCCTGTGGGTCCAGGCCCGCCGCACCGATCCCGACGCCAAGCTCGAGGACTTCGACGGCCTGACCATCCTCGATCTGCACCTGGCCCGATCCCGGGGGCTCCCGGGAAAAGCGCCAGGGCCCGAGACATCGACGAGATCGTCACCCGACGCCGGCTCTGCCAGTTCGTCCCGGGCCTCACGTGGGAGGAATCGGCCCGCCTGACGTGGTCCGAGTGGGAGGTGTTGACCGAATGGATGGACATGCAGCAGGACAAACCGGTATCCGGGGCGCCGGCTGCCGGGCAAGCCTCGGCCGCTGAGCGGCTGGCTCAACGGATGGGTGCCTGATGGCCCGCAAGAACCCCAACATCTCCATCTCGATCGACGGTGAAGCCGATCTGTCGAAGGCCCGGAAGGCTGTCCAGTCCGACCTTGGGCGGATGGAGGCCGACGCCAAGGATGCTGCGAAGGGCATCGACCGGGCGTTTTCCAACCTGTCGCCCGAGCTCGACACCAGCGAGATCCGCAAGGCGGTCGACCTGGCCAAGCAGCTCGACGGGATGGTGGCAAACCTCACGGTTGACGCCGACATCTCCGAGGTGCAGGAAGCGGAGAAGCTGGCCAAGGCCTTGCGTGGCTTCCAGGCCAAGGTCGACCTGTCGGTGGAGGGCCGCTCCGAGCTGACCGACGCCTTGGGCCTGGCCGAGAAAATGGACCAGATCCGCTCGGTCAAGGTCCAGGTGCAGGGCCGTGGCGACCTGGAACGGGCCGAGCAGATCGCCGACGGCCTGGAACGGCCCCGGAAGATCCCCGTGGAGGTCGACTCCGACGAGCTGTCGTCGTCGGTCGAGAATGCGTTTGACGGGATCGACGTCAACAACATCGCCGACGACCTCGGCGGCCGGCTCACGGGTGCCCTGGCTGGCGCTGGTGCCATCGGCTCCGGGCTGGCCCTGCTGGGTGAGGCGTGGGGCGACGACATCATGTCCGGCTTCCAGCGGGGCTTCAACGCCGAGAAGGACGGTCTGCAGCTGCAGATCGAATCCGGGTTTGGTGAGGCCGACCTGCGCCCGATCGGTGCCGCCGCCGGGCAGGCCTACTCTGAGGGGTTCGGCGAGAGTCTCCACCAGCTGACCCTGGACGCGGCCACGCTGGAGGCCAGTCTCCGCCAGGTTGACGAGTCGTTCGACCTGACCCAGGCCACCCGGTCGGCGCAGGTGCTCGACGAGTACCTTGGGGTGTCGATCCCCGAGTCGGCCCTGCTCGCTGCCCGCATGATCCGCCAAGGCCTGGCCGAGGACACGGTCGAAGCGTACGACATCATGACGTACGCCACCCAGCAGTACGGCGACGTCGGTGTCGAGACGTTGGAGATCACCCGGGAGTTCGGTGGCGTCATCGCCCGCCTCGGGATCGACGGACCGGCGGCCATCGACTTCATCGCCCGCTCGTACCGGGATGGCCTGCTGCCCACGATCGACCGGGGCGGTGAGGTCTTCGAAGAGTTCAACATCATCATGAACGAGGGAACGGACGACGCCCGGGAGGCGGTCGGCCTGCTCAACCTCGACTTCGACGACCTGCGGGCCAAGATTGTCGCCGGTGGCCCCGAGGCCGCGACGGCGATGGGGCAGATCTTGACGGCCATGGAGGGGCTGACCAGCGAGACCGACCTGTCTACGGTGTCGCTGGCTCTGTTCGGCATGACGATTGAGTCGGCGACGGACAAGCGGGAGGTGATCGAGCGGCTGCGGGCCCTGACCACCGCTCAGCTCGACGTGTCCGGGGCCAGCGCCAAGGCCACCGAGCAGGCCAAGGAAATGCAGACCGAATGGGACAAGGCGTCCCGCAACATCGAGAACCTGGCGTCCAAGGTCGGCGGTGTGGCGCTGCGGTCCTTCAACGACATGTACGGCGGGATCGAGCAGGTCGTCGACGGGTTCGGCCTGTGGGGTGATGCCAGCGACAACATCTCCGGGCAGATGGAGGGGCTGGGCGACATCATCCAGACCGCCCTACTGGGCCCGCTCGGCTCCGTGGCCGACGACTTCATCCGGTTCGGTGGTGAGCTGGGCAGCCAGCTGCCGTTCTGGCAGTCCTGGTGGGGTGAAGCCGACCACGTTGGCTCGTCCCTGAACTACGCCGAGGGGGCGATGACTGGTGCCCGGGAGGCCGCCGGGCTATTGTCGGACGGCACGGCCGCCGCTACGGGTGAGCTGGAGCACGCCAAGTCGGCCGTCGACCAGCTGTCCGATGCCTTGGATCTGTTCTCGGGTCGGTTCGACGAGGACCAGATCATGCGGCGGATCGAGGAAGACACGATCGCTGCGACGGCCGCAGTGGAGGGGCTCACCTCTAAGGCATACGAGCTGGGCACGGGGTTCGACATCACTACCGAGAAGGGCCGCAACGCCCAGTCGGCGTTCGAGGATCTATCGGGTTCCCTGGACTCGGCTATCTCGTCGTTTGAGCAGGGCCACATTTCGGGTCAAACCCTGGCCGATACCCAGGTTCGGGTCGAGTCGTCGGTGCGGCAGGTGGCGGCGGCCATGGGCGCCACGCAGGCCGAGACCGACGAGCTGGTGGCGAAATACGCGACGGTGCCGTCCGAGGTGTCGACCACATTCAACGCGTACACCCAATCCGCTGTCGGCGCTGTGGCCGGCTATGCGGCGGCGATCGCCGCCATCCCCCGAACCGTGAATACCTCGATCAACCAGACCACGTTCACCCGGACGACCGCCGCGACTGATCGGTTCGGGCGGGCCGCTGGTGGGCCGATCTCGGCCGGCCAGGTCTACACCGTGGGCGAGAAGGGCCCAGAGCTGTTCGTCTCGGACACCGACGGCATGATCATCCCCAACGACGAGACGAGGGCGCTGCTCGCCGGCAACCCCCGGGCCCGGGCCATGGCCGGCGTCGGTGCGTCGGCCGGTGGTGGCGTGCAGCGCCACGAGTTCGTGATCATGAGCGACGGCTCCGAGTTCAGCGACCTGGTGGTGCGGGCCATGCGCAAGGGGTCCCGGAACAGGGGCGGCGTCGATCCCGTGACGGGGCGCCGCTGATGGCGTGGCCGACCGACCCGCTCGACGTTGAGGTGGGACTGTTCATCGACGGCGCCTGGGTGGATGCCGTCGACACCTCGGTCAACGGCGACGGGGTACTCCACCGCGACGAGATCCAGATACGCCACGGCCGCGCCGACTGGGCCTCCATCGCCGACCCGTCGCAGGCGTCGTTCACCCTCGCCAACCGGGATGGCCGCTGGTCCCCCGACAATCCTGACGGCGCCTACTACGGCGACTTCCGCCGGAACATCCCCTGCCGGGTCGGGGTCGGTCGTGGTGAAATCCACCTGGCCCGCACCGAGGTGTCGTACGACCTCGCGTCCACCCCCGACCACGCCAGCTTCGACATAGCCGGCGACCCCGACATCCGCATCGAGATCGAGGGCGAGAAAGACCCCGTGGACGTGCTCGCCGGTGGCGACTACTTCCGCCTGGTCCACCGGATCAACGGGACCACCGGGTACGCCATGTTCCTGTTCGACTTGGGTGGCGTGTTCACCGCCCGATTCAGTTGGTACGACAACGGCGGCACCCTCCGGTCCTATGAGACCACCGACTCAGGTGCCGACTTGCCCGCCGAGTTCCGCCACGAACACCTGGCCCTGCGTGCCGTGCTCGACGTCTCCACCGGCAACCTGACGTGGTACACCAGCGACACCCTGGCCGGGTCGTGGACGGCGCTGGGGTCGCCCTGCACCGGCGTCGGGGCCACCACCATCGCCGCTTCGACAGCAGCGCTCAGCGTCGGCGGCCACCCCGACGACGCCGGCTCCGGGGTCATCCCCTACCCCGGCCGTATCTACGGGTTCCAGCTGTACGACGGGGCCACCCCCGTAGCCACCCCAGCGTTCAACGCCCGCTCCGTCGGAGACACCAGCTGGGCCGACTCGGCCGGCCGCACGTGGACGATCGGCGACGGCGGCCGGATCACCAACATGCTATGGCGGTTCCACGGTGAGCTCTCGTCGATCCCGACCCGGTGGAACATCGACGGCTCCGACGTGTGGGCCCCGGTAGAAGCGACTGGCCTGTTCCGCCGGCTCCGCCAAGGGAACCGGCGGCTCGACTCGGCGTTACGTCGCGGGCTGCTGGCCCTGGCCAACTCGGCGTTCGGGTCCGAGCTCGTGGCCTACTGGCCGATGGAGGAACAAGGCCGAGACCTCACCGTGTTCGGTGCCGCTGTCGGCGGTGGCCCCATGACGATCTCGGGTGACACCCCCACTACCGGCGCCTACAACGGATTCCAGTGTTCCGATTCCCTGTCGACCCTGGGCAACTCCGTGCTCACCGCCAACTTCGACACTGACGCACCGACCACCGAGTGGCAGCTGCGGTGGCTGCAACACATACCGTCCGACGCCAGTTCGGCCGCAGCGTGGTTCGAGATCTGCCGGATCTCGACCACGGGGCACACGTGGATTGTGCAATGGCAGGACACATCGGGCGGGAACATGCGCCTGCTGGCCTACAACTCGAGCGGCACCCTCGTCTACACCGGCGGGGCGATCGGGTTCGCAGCCACCGGCCAGCCGTTCCGTGTCCACCTGGCCATCACCACCAACGGGTCGAACGTCGACATCGGCTTCGAAGCCCAGGTGGCTGGTGGTGTGCCGGGTGGTGTGTCGGTGTCGGCGGCCGTGGCCGGCTCCCCGGGGCGGGTGACGCAGATCAAGTTCAACAAGGACGGCAACCTCGACGAGTGGGCGATCGGGCACGTCACCCTCCAGAACAACGTGACCGCCACCACCGAGCTGTACGACGAGCTCAACGCCTTCAACGGTGAGCGGGCCGCCGACCGGATCGTCCGCCTGTGCCGGGAAGAGGGCATCGCCACCCGGATCGAGGGGTCACCGTCGGACACCCACGCCATGGGCTACCAGCGGCCGGCCACGTTGATGGGCCTGCTGGAGGACTGCGCCGCCACCGACCTCGGCATCCTGCACGAGTCGCGGGAGACGGTGGCTGTCGCCTACCGCAACCGGGCCAGCATGATCGCCCAGCCCGTCATCGTGGCCCTCGACTACGCCGCCGGTGACGTGGCCCGCTCGATCGACCTGGACCGGGACGACGAGGGGTTCGCCAACGACATCACCCTGAACAACCAGTCGGGCGCCTCGGCCCGGGCTGTGCTCGACGACGCCTCGGCCATGTCGATCAGTGAGCCACCGATCGGGGCCGGCCGCTACCAGACCTCGGCCGACGTGAACCTGTGGTCCGACACTTCGCTGCAGTACCTGGCCGACGGCTACCTGGCCCTGTCGTCGGTCGATGAGCCACGCATCTCGGCGTTGACGATCGGACTGCACCACGCCGCCCCGGCCGCTGATTCGGCGTTGACGGCGACGGTGTTCGACATGTCGCTGGGTGACCGGGTCGACATCGCCAACCCGTTCGCCACGGCCCTGGGTGCGGCGGCCGCCGACATCTCCCAGCTGGTGCAGGGGTGGCGGGAACGGGTCGCCCTGTTCGAGCACGAGCTGGTGCTGACGACCTCCCCGGCGTCGCCGTGGGCTACCAACCCAGTGACGGAACCACCGCCCGCCACGTTCCCCGAGCTGGAGTCGACCACCAGCTCGGCGACGAACGCCCCCAGCACATCCCACTCCGTGCTGTTGGACGGGCTCGACTCGGCCGGCGAGCTGCTGTTGGCGTGGCTGATGTTCAACGCCGACACCACGATCACCGGGATGACCGGGTGGACGGCCCTGTCGTCGAACACTGCGAGCCCGGGCCGGTCGGCCGTCTATGGGAAGATCGCCACCGGCTCCGAGGGTTCGAGCATTTCGGCGACCACCAGCTCGAGCAACGCCGGTGCGTTCATCGTGCAGCGCATCAGCAACAACCTGGGCGGGCTCGTGGCCGGCACCGACTACTCCGTGGCTGTGGCCAGCGCTGCGACGACCGCCAACCCGAACCCGCCCAGCGTCACCGCCGGCTGGGGCTCCGACGACAACCTGTTCATCGCTGCCTGCTGTGTGCGGGGCGACAACGACACGGTGACCGGGTACCCCACGAACTACGGGTCGGGCACCGGGAAGGTGACCACCAACGGCGGTGGTGGCGGGGCGACGGTCGGTGTCGCGGTTCGGCAGTTCACCTCGGCCACCGACGACCCGGACACCTTCACCCTGTCGGCCAGCGAGTACGGCCGGGCCTACACCATCGTCATTGCCCCCGCATAACAAGGAGACCACCATGTCCGCCCGAATCAAGATTGCCCTGGCCATCGGGGCCGCCCTGGCCGGTAGCGCCGCCCTGGCGCTCGGCGAGGACGGCATGCCTGATGGTGCCACCGGCTGGCTGAAGTTCGTGTCGAAGGTGCTGGCCATCACGGCCGGGGTTGGTGCTGCCGCCAAGATGGACACGAGGACCGGCTGACATGGCCGACCTCACCGTGATCGTCGGGCCTGTCGTCGGTGGGGCCATCTTGTGGGTCGTGCATGCGGCCGTGGTGTGGTTGCGCCACCGGCACGGCGCCCCGTGAACCTCCCCGCCCCCGCACCTCCACCACCGGCGCCGACGATCGATCCGCCACCACCGTCATGGCTTCGAGCGGCCGGCCTCGTCGTCCTCGTCGTCGTCGTCGCCGCTGACCTGGTCGACGGCCGGCTCGACGCGTCGGAGTGGGCGCTGGTCACTGGGTTGGGGGTGTCTCTGTGGGGGCCGTCGGCTGTGGTCGCTATCGCCCGGGGTGTCCGGGGCCGGTAACGGTCACATAGTCGACGACTGACTATGCTGGCCGGGTGGCATCGCTCTGGACGCCGAAGGGTGTGACCCTGCTCGGGCCCCGGCAGTTCATCGCCCGGGAACGGATCGTGACCCTGCCCTCCGGTGAACGGGTCCGGGTGTCGATCGACGACTCCGACACCGTCACCCAGGTCGAACACGACCACACCCTCGACGCCATCGTGCGCCCCAAAACCATCCGCGTGAAGATCAGGAGAGACGATGCCCAGCGTTGACGAACTGCGTGCCGCCCTGGCCGTGGCCGAGCTGGAGGAACAGCTCATCGCAGCCAAAGCCACCGACGACGGGCCCACCGCTGAGCTGAAACTCGCTCTCCGCGACGCCCGCCAGACGTACCGGCTGATGCGGGAGGGCTACCCGACGGGTGAGGGCGAGGCCCGGCCCGCCACGATCGAGACCGCTGCCACCGTGAACGAGGCGAACTGACATGGCGATCACTGCGGCCGGGTTGTTCGGCCTGACCCTCGAAAAGATGATGAATGCCACGTCGCTTCCAGCGTCGGGCATCGAGTCGGAAACCGCCGTGAAAATGGCGATGATCACCGACTCCGCCACCCCCGATTTCAGTGCCAACGATTTCTGGAACGACCTGGCCGCCAACGAGGTGTCGGGCACGGGGTACACGGCCGACGGGCAGGTGCTCACCGGGACCGAGGTCACCGTGTCGGCCGGGGTGCTCACCTACGATGCGACCGACCCGGCGTGGACCACATCGACGATCTCCAACGCTATGGCCGGTGTGTTCTACTTCGACCGGGGTGGCGCGACGTCGGCTGACGAGCTGATCGGTCTGCTCGATTTCGTGACGGCAGCGTCGTCGTCTGGTGGCACCTTCACCATCCAGATCAACGCATCAGGTCTGCTCACCCTCGACTTCACACCGTGAACCCCGTACGTCCTCGTGGTATTGTTACTGCATGCAGACGTGTCGCGCAGACGGGTGTGATCGAGAAGCCGTGCTGAGAACCGAGCAGCTGTGCCGCAAGCACTACATGCGGCTCAAGCGCAAGGGCTCGCTCGACGACAGGCGGAAGAACGCACGTCGAGAGTGCTCGGTCGACGGCTGTGGCAAGTTGAGCGCGAGCCTCGGCCTCTGCCAGAACCACTACATCCAGAGCCGATACAAGCCGGTCCGTCACGAGGGGCGCTTGTGCTCCTACTGCTCCGGTCCGATAGCGGCCGACAAGAAGTCCAACGCCAAGTTCTGCACGCGCGAGTGCAAGATCAGTGCGAGCCAGCCAGTGCGAGCCCGCCGCTACAACCTGAAGCGCAAGTACGGGCTCACGGAAGAGGGCTTTACCGAGCTGCTCGTATCACAGGGCGGGGGCTGTGCGATCTGCGGCACCACCGAGCCGGGCGGTCGGGCCCAGCAGTTCCACGTCGACCACCACCACGGCACCGGCACAGTGCGGGGCATCCTCTGCACCAACTGCAATTCAGGCCTCGGCCAGTTCAAGGACGACCCCTCGCTGCTGGAGGCCGCTGTGCGCTACCTGTCCGCCACGCTCGACTACACCCCGTAAGGCTGGCGGCGGCCGGTGACCGCTCCCGCTTACTCGTCTCAGACGTTCACCACCCGTTCGTCATCCACCTCGTGGGGCGCGACGGGGCCCTCGGCGTGCAACGTCGGCGATCTGCTGATCGTGTTCATGCTGTCCGACGACACGCAGACGATCGCCACCGGGTCGTCTACCGGGTCGTTCACCGGCCCAGCGGGGTGGACCGAGATCGAGGCCGGGGTCGCGAAGACCGGCGGCGGAGACTGTTCGGTCTACGCCTGGTGGAAGGTCGCCGAGGCCGCTGACACCACCAGCCTGCCGAAGACGTACACGTTCACCACGGCCGCATCGACGGCCGGCCTCCTGCACGTAGTGCGGATCACCGGGGTAGACACGACCACCCCGATCAACGTGGCCGGGTCGGCCACTACCGCGTCGGGGCAGACGTCGATCACGCTCCCCTCGGTCACGACCACCGTGGCCGACTGCATGCTGTTGGCGTTGACCGGGTCCGACGAATCGGCGAACCTGGCCCCGTACTGGGCCGACCCGATGATCACCGGCTGGACCCAGGTCTACGGGTCCAGCTCAGTGCCGAACACTGAGGGAACGAGCAACACCTTCTCCGGTATCGCGTACACCACCCAGGCGTCGGCCGGTGCGTCGGGCACGAAGGTCGCTTCGGTCGCCTCGACGAACGACGGCCTCGCCGGCTTCATCATCGCCATAGCGCCAGCCGCCTCGAGCGGGGCGACCGTCACCCCCGCCGCGATCGCTGTCACCGCCGCCGTGCCCAAGCCGCTGGTGGGCGTGGCCACCACCCCGGCCGCTGTCGTGTCGACCGTGGCTGTGCCGGCCCCGACGGCGCGTGGTGGCACGGTGGTGGCCCCGTCTGTGGTGGTGGGCGTGGCTGCCGTGCCGCAACCTGCTGTCAGTGTCGGCGCGGCACCGGCGCAGGTTGCGGCCACGGTCACGGTCCCGCAGCCGGCGATCCCGGCCACGGCCCTGCCTGCTGCTGTCGCTGCTGTGGCCACCGTCCCGCAGGCGCTGGTCGGTGTCGGTGCGGCGCCGGCCACGGTGGTGGCCGTCACCACGGTCCCGGCGCCGACGTCGGCCGGGCAGGCCGGGGGTGGGGATGCCGCCGCGACGCCTGCCGTGGTGGCCGCCGTGGTCGCTGCACCCCAGGCAGCTGTGAGCGTCGCTGCTGCTCCCACCGCTGTGTCGGCGGTCGCTACCCTGCCGGCCCCGGCCGTGGCTGTGGCAGCCGCTCCCAGCCCGGTGGCGGCCACGGTGGCGGTTGGCGCCCCTGCGGGGTCCGTCGGTGCTGCCCCGGCTGCTGTGGCGGCTGTGGTGGCCATGCCGGCGCCGTCC